AGACGTCGTTGTTCTAGTAAAGTTTTTTGAAGAACAAGAGAGCGCGCTTTCTTTTGCTGACATTACCATGCACAGAGAAGACATTGAAGAAAGTTTGCAAATTGCTGAAGACTTTTATGTAGAAAATGAACTGTATGAAAAAGCTGCAATAGCAAGGAACTTTAAACAAAAACTGAATATAAATTAAGTATGAGCGACCTATTTGAATTTATTGGTACTATGGTATCAAAGCCAGAAGAGTTTAAAAAGACTAAAATGCATGAACGAGGCAAACATTTCTTTATGGTTAACCGTCTATGTAGCATCGCATTTCCAATACAGGCTGCGTACTTTAATCATATCAAAATCAATCCCGGACAAGCAGTTACTTTTTGGCAATCATTACTTAGCCAAAAATATAACCGTACTCCAAATTGGATGTATGTAAAAACTGCAAAGGCTAAAGAGGCAAAGAAGGCAACTCAACCAGTATCTGATGAAATAATGAAAAGATACTGTGAAACTTACAAAATTTCTCGCAGAGATTTAGACGAGGCTCTTCTTATGTTAGGAGATAAAATGGAAAACGAACTTAAAGAATTTGAACAAATAACAAAAGCATAATGGCAACAACAATTAATTTACCGGAACCAAAAGAAAGAAACCTTTACTTGGCAGCACAAGTAAACCAGGACACAATGAATAACCTAACCAAGGAAATCATCAGCATTAATGAATCTGATGAATACTTAAAAAAGGTGTATGCAGTACATGACATCCAATACGTTCCCAAGCCAATTAAAATCTACATTGACTCTTATGGCGGAGCAGTTTACCAATGTTTTGGACTGATTGGAGTTATGGAAAAAAGCCAAACGCCAATACATACGTACGTTACCGGCGCGGCAATGAGTTGCGGCTTTATCATTCTTATCCATGGCCATAAACGTTTTGGTTACAAGCACGCAACTCCTTTATATCACCAAGTTTCTACCGGTTTCTGGGGAAAAGTTGCAGATATGGAGGACGACTTAAGAGAGGCAAAACGTCTTCAAAAGAAAATTGAGGATATGACAATCGAGCGTACTAAAATTACTGCATCAAAACTAGAAAAAATCTACAAACGCAAAACTGATTGGTTTATGTCAGCCGAGGAGGCTCTTAAGCTTGGCGTAATTGATGAGATAGTCTAATATACTACAAGTGATATATAAAGAAAAGTATATCACACTTGAGCTGCACTACAACTCTAACAAGCGTCGGGGAGTACGTTAGACTTACCCAAAGCAAACCTTTTCTATATGTCACAAAAATGACTGGATGGAGTGAAATTGTCACTGGCATTGGTCAATTACGTCGTGAGTTTAGGTGGGGGACTAATAATCGCGTAAAAGCTTCTTGGATGGATTTGACTGTAGAAAATCTACAGCACATTATTTTAGACCCAGCAAAAGAATTATTTGTTGATTTTCGCTTTACGCTGATTGGCGGTGGCCCTATAACTGTTGAGGATGTAATGCTGGAGTTTGAGCAGACTGCTGACGCTCTTGACCCCTATTTAGGGTATCACCCACCTATGTTGGTAGGAGACCGCGGCAACATCAGTAATCTGATGAAGATTGAAAACTTTACATTTAAACCATACGAGGTCAACCCAGCTGTTGTGCTATATAAAGAATTGAGCGCAACAATTAACAAAATGTTTGGTCATGATGTAATGTACGCCCGTGCGGTTCCTATGGCCGCTGGAAAAGATGTAGTTCTTCATGAGTGGACTCTTTATGATGTAGATGATCCCTGTTGTGTAAAAGTTTTAGTCCCTGGAAATGAGTTTCCTGATAGCAAAATCAACTTTAACCCTTTTGGGCTGGATTTTGAAATACCGTTTGAAGTTCATCTAGTTAAGGAGTATTTTGAAAGTGTTTTTGGCGTTGGAGTTGCTCCGCAGCAACATGATATCGTTTACTTTCCACTAACTAATAGAATTTATGAAGTAGAAAGCTCCTACCTTTTTCGAGATATTATGCAAAAGGAGGTTTATTGGAAAGTTTCATTGAAAAAATACGCTCCCAAATCCAACCGTTATGAGCCAGCAGATTTGCGTGAACAGTTTGATACTCTTAGTACAGATGCTGAAGAACAGTTTGGTGAAGAAGTTCGTGAGGAAGAAATACAAGAAACTAAACCACAGCAGTATGACCAAAAGCTAGGTTCTCGTTATTATGACCCAATAAGACAGAGTCTAGATGATAACCTGGTAATTGTGGAGCAGCCAGTAAAAAACTGGAGTAATATAATTTCCGAAAGCCAATACGATTTGCGCTCAATTTTCAGTGTGACGGACAATCCTATTGCAGTTACGTACAAAGCATACTCAGATTTTCCTGCATCAAAAGACCGAAGCTTATCTGGATGGTTTAAAGAAATCAAGCCTCGTTTAACTTTGCCTAAGGACACTATTAAAGGATCTATTATAAAAGGCACGCCTGGCATAAACACAACACCAATCACCTTTTCAATTGTCCCTAAACGCAACTATCAGCCAGGAGCATTGCTAAAAATTAGTAGGTTTAACGGCCTAACACTTTATGGAGAGTTTGTGTCAAGCACTGCAATCGTAGGAGGCTTTACCATAGTAATGGAAGTTCGTAATGATATCATTCAATACTTGGATGCCTATTACCCTAATTGGGCCAGTACTTCTATAACTAGCGGTTACACACTTGAACCCACATTTGAAAAAATCTTAATGGACGGATGGGACGGTCAAAGCGGCTGGAAGCTTTCAACCTACGCCGGTAGGTTCTTTGTTTTCAAATCTACCTACGAAGATATTATTTTTATTCTCCAAAACAACATTGTTGAAGATAGCTGGTACGCGTTTTTCTTAAACGTAAGTAACGTATACCAACAAATTTCTCTTGACTTGTGGGTGCGTAAATGGAATGAATCATCTCCTAGCCCAGTACAGACAACTGATTTAGAGAATATATACTCAAAATCTGAGTTAACTACAGTAGGCGACCGTTCAGCGGCTAATTATAAATACCGCATTCACGGGGCAAATATGCTGTACACAAATATCAGGCTTTTTGAAGAAACGGAAAACGATCTTCCAAAACAAATGATACTATTAAACCAAACTATAGTCCAAGATGCGCAGTACGCAATCGTTATTGACAACGCAGTTCCACGTCTAAGACTTCCGTTTATTGCAAATACCAAATAATATGCCAAGACAAGATAGCGATGATCGCAAACGAGAAAAGCAGCTTCGTGAAGACCTTGAACGTCTGATTGATACAGACCTTACCGAGATTAACTCATTAGTTCAGCAGGCTGAAAGTGTATTACCACAAAGAAGTTCAGGCTTCCTAAACTACGAAGTGGTAAAAAGGGACTCGGACACACGAGCAAAGAAAATTGTAACATCAATAGCCGAGTTTTATTTGAGCCGGGATATGATTAAGGAGATACCTTACATACGCCAAAAGAATTTGGTGGACCACATTACAGTATCAAATCTTCTGTTTCAAATGAAAACTGCTGAGCATGCCATCATTAAGCTGCTCGAAGAAATTGACAACGGAAATACACACCCAAGAACGTTCGAGGTACTAGCATCACTACAGCGCTCCAAAATGGAAATTGTAAAACACTTGGCGCAGTTTATGGTAGTCATGGAACAAAACTACAAAAATCTAAAAGATGACTATCGTGTAAAGAAGGCTGAAGAACCTACTTCTATTGATGGAGTTGAAGATTTTAACGAACCTAAAGGTTCTACACAGTTTAGAGGTTCACGGGCATTAATTGAAACTTTAAGAGAGGCGGTTCCTGAGCATCGTGCTACAGGTGATTTACAAAAAGATGCGGAGGATGTAGAAGATGTCGAGTAGAGGTAAGATTTGGAACACCAAGAGAATTAACGAGCAGATTGAACGCATTGAAATGGGTTTAACTGCTGATTATTCACCTTTTTATGAAGGTCGGATTGACTCACGAGCAGCCGATATTGTATTTGAGTACTCAGAGGATGAACTTAAAGAAATGGCTAAATGTGCTTCTGACGTGGTCTACTTTGGAGAGAAATACTGTTTCTCTATGACGGATGAAGGTATACGGAGAATTACGCTACGTGATTACCAAAAGACTATGTTAAAAGGGTTCCAGGACAATCGATTTAATGTCATGCTAGCCAGTCGTCAGATTGGTAAAACTGTGACTTCATCAATCTTTATTGCTTGGTACTTATGCTTTCATTATGATAGGAACTGTATGGTTGTGGCTAACAAACTTGCAACCACATCAGAAATTGTCGATAAGATTAAAATCATTCTAAAGAACCTGCCATTCTTTATGAAGCCTGGTATTGTTGCTGGTGGTGTCACAGGTATGAAGTTTGACAACGGAAATCGCCTTTTCTCTCAAGCAACTACTAAAACTGCCGCTATTGGTTTTACCATCCACTTACTATTTGCGGATGAGTTTGCTCATATACATCCTAACTTCTTATTGCAGTTTTATCGTTCCATCTACCCAACGTTATCATCTTCAAAGATATCGCGGATGATTATATGTTCTACCCCTAACGGTATGAATCTCTTCTACGAGATCTACCAAGGTGCTCTTCAAAAACTCAACGCCTTTAACTCAATACGAGTGGACTGGTGGGAAGTGCCTGGGCGTGATGAGGAATGGAAGAAACGAGAAATCGCCAACCTAGGTAGCGAGGAACTTTTTAATCAGGAGTACGGTAACCAATTTTTGGCATCATCGCGATTATTGCTACCTAGCAGCACTCTACTTTATCTTAAGAGGACTAGTGCCGAATTTATATGGCAAGAAATGGAAGACTTTATCGATTATCCTGATTTATCAAAGGCTTTAAAGTGGCATCCAAACTACGACCCTAATGACACTGGTGTAAAGAATGAAAGAATAGTATTTGCCGTAGATTTGGCGGATGGAGTAGGGCGTGATTATACAGTCATCAACATATTTCGTCTGGAAACACAATCACCTTCCATGGTACGAAAAACACGGGACTGGAATGACGAAACCAGTTTCTTTAGATTGCGACAGGTAGGTATGTTTCGTTCCAATACGCAATCCGTGGAAGAGGCTGCCAAGGTTTTAGAAATCTTATTGTTTGATACCTTCTATCACGAATATTGCAAGGTGGTAATGGAAATCAACTTCAAAGGAAATGTGGTAAAAGAGAGATTGGAAAGACACCCTGAATTCTATCCTGAGCTCTTTTTACATACAAGACATTCCATTGTTAATGAACAGCTTAAACTGGGTGTAAAAATACAAAAGGATAATAAAGAGGCGTATTCGCGAGAACTACGTTCACTTGTGCAAACTAAACGTATTGTTCTAACAGAAAAGAGAACATTTGAAGAACTTTCATCGTTTGGTTTGAATAACGCAGGAAGGTATGAATCCCAGATAGGTAACGATGATGTTGCCATGTCTTGCGTAAACCTAGTACCGTATTTTGACTCAGTAGATTTCTACGAAATCGTAGAAGATATGTACGATACAACAGAGATTGATTTTAAGAAAGCCGTAGAAAATAGAATGTCAGCCAACGATAGATCCGGCGATGATATGATGGACGTATTCCGTGTAATTAAAAACATGGATGGGCCAAAGTATGTTGGACAAACACAGAATCTTTACAACCAGCAAAATAAAAATAAACCGGGACGTCTTAGACCTTAACTATTTCCATGCATTAGCTGTGATATATAGATTGATAGGATTTATATGCGTCCTAAAAAAAATAATCAATAGAGAATGGCTCAAATAACACTTGACCTCAACCGTTTTAAGGCGTCTGGCGTCTACACAATAGAGTTCGACGCGTCAGAAAGCTTAGTGATATCTACACAGACTATTCGTCTTGTTGTAGGTTTCTCTAGAATCGGCCCTTTCAACGCTCCAGTTTTCCTACGTGACATACGTAACAGTAGAAGAATTTTTGGAACAATTGACTCGGTTCTAGAAGCACGAGGATCTTTCTTCCACCGCGCAATTGAAACGTGTCTTGCTACAGGTCCAATCTTTGCTCTCAACCTACTTGCACTTAACAATGTTCCTGTTAACGAGGGTGGTGATGCAGTTGACTACCGTTCATATGCTCTTGCAGCGGATGAAGAAAACGGAAACATAACACGCGCACTTTACTCTTCTTTTTACAATAAGGAAAGATTCTGGTTTGCTGACAAAGAGTATTTACAAGCTACAGTTGATAGCAAACCATTAAACAGAGGTCGCTTATTTAACGTGGTTAACCTTGGCCAGCAAGTTGCCAGCTTTATCATTAAAAAGTCAAACAACGCTAGTCAGTACAACGTAACCGCAAGCGAGTACTATGGCGCAGATGAAATACCTGCTTATATTAAGCCTTCTGACTACATGTCAGATTATTTCGTTGATGTGTACATTGTAAAAGGAGACTGGACTAATCTTTCAATTCTTTCACAAGATCCAGTTTATTCAAAGTACTTTGATAGACGTGGTATTATTGCAAACCGTCTTGATCAATTTGTTGCGCTTGATGGCGTAACACTTATTGGCTCTTTTACAGGTTGTATCATTCCAAACTTCTTGGATAACAACGGAAGCAACCAATCAATCGATACTATTGTTAATGCTAACGTGGCTATAACTGGTTTCTTCTTAAACATTAACGAAAACGCTCTTAGTGATTACGAAAACAGCGCGTACAAAGTTGATATGGTTGGTCACTCACTCATCAACACAACAGATGACACTATTGACTTTCTTTCGTATAACACACCAATTAAAAATGTACTTAGCTACACTGGCGAAGGTTCTGACCTTGACACCAATGAATTAGTTCTACAAGTATTTGACCCAATTGGAGGTTCGGTTCAGCCATACATCAAATCCTTTCCTTATGGAGGTGCTTCTGGTAACTTTGCAAACGTATTGGCGATTCCAAGACCAATACCAAGCGACACTACATTTACACCTTCTCAATGGGAGGCTCTTCTTGATGGGTTAACCAAAATTTCACTTATCCGTACAAACGGTAACGACACTGTTAACAATAACGACCGTCCTAACGACTACGTTAAAGTTGAGAACGTTATTGACACGGGTACTGAAATCATATTGCAACTTAGTACACCTGCTCACAGCGATGCTGGTTATCAAAACAGTTTTGCAACAGCACCGGAATCAAATTACATTGAAGAAACTAATGCTATTCTGGTTCCAACTTTAGCAAACACTATTGAACTTAATAATTTTACAAACCTTACACCTGCTGTAAATGATGTTATTTTGGTACAATTCCCAGGATATTCAAAATACTTTGAAATCTCTGCGGTTGCAATAGGAGCTACTACACTTATTACAACTAATAGCACTCCTACTCCAGGTGCGCCATTCTTTAATAACAAATGGTGTGCTCCAGGGTTCCCTGCTGACGACTTCACTTCGGTAATTCAGCCTTCAACTATTAAGGTTACACTTTTCCAAGAGACTAACCCAGCTTCTGAATTGCTTGTACCTAACCTAAACATTTTCCCAGGAAATCAATTTGGTTACATCATCGAGCCTTCTGCTCAATTTAACAGTATTGAAGGACTAGGCCAAACAACAATACTTGCTGGCGACAACCTAGTAACACTTTATAACGAGACTGCTGGATTAGCATTATCAAATGGAAATATTGTTGACCCAGGTTTAGGTATACCGGCTGTGGATGTAGATTCATCAAGTATTACATTCCGTGCAATGAATATCGTTGACAATGCAACTGCAGGAAATCCATTCTTCCTTAGTGGAGCAGCTCTTGGTGACATAATCAGAATTACTTTGCCTGGTGGACAAATCTGTCGCGCAGTTGTAACTGACATCACAGCATCTCCTGTTTTATACAACTTAGGAACTTCTGATATTCTTGCATATTCTTATGTTGAGGCTTTTCCAGGTGCATCACTTAGCAAAAACATTAAAGGAAACCTTGTGGTTGACGGCGATAGAGTTAAGTATGGAATAGGTGGTTCAATGTTTAACTATTTAAACGTTGATTCTGCTTGGAATAAGTCTTCTGACATTTCTTCTAAGGTTGCTTATGGACTTGTAGGTACAAGAGTACGTCAGTATATTGATACTGCTCTGTTAAACAAAGCAGTTGCTACATACGCGTCTCTTAACAATACATACATCGATTCTACACAACAAATTGCACCGCTAGGTTTATCAAACTACACAGTTTACTCAGGTACTGCGAAAAACATTAGCGAGCAAATTGCAATTGAAGCTCCAGGTTTATACGCTGCTGGTAAAAAATTCCGTTTAAGCTCAGCTAATGCTGCTAAACTTGAAATTGGTGATTTCGTAGTTAACAACGACATTAACAATCCTATTTTAGTTCGTATTACTGCTAAGGTGAAGAAACTTGACCCAGCTACCGGAGTTCCTTTCTTTGAGTATTCAGTGCTTGAAGTACCAGGGTTATCAGCAATTAGTGGAATTGACTATATTACTAAGTTTACTCCAATACAGAAGTTTGTAGACCGCTACCAATTTACTATGTTCTCAGGATTCAAAATGACGGACTTCCATATGCCAGGAACACCTGCACAGTTGGAGAAAATCCTATCAGTTCTTGAAACTACTAACATTGGTGTAACACTTGCAAGTAAAGACGTTATTTCATTCCGTTACATTGTTGATACATTCAACGGTGGACTAGAACCGCAAATGGGTCCAAAACAATACCTAAGTCGCTTGGCTAAGAATCGTATGCAATGTATGGCTCTTATTAATGCGCCTTCAATGGCTGAATTCCAAGCAAGTACTGACCCAAGATTTACTGAACTGCCAGATCCGGCAACAGGAAATCCTAAGCCGGTTCTTAATACAGAATACATTTCTACAGGTGGTAATCTTTCATTAGGACCAAGCTACACTTGGGGCTTACCTGATGAAGAAAACGGTGCTAAGTTTATTGGTGTATTTACGCCAAACATAATTATCCGTGAAAGTGGTAAAAACAAAAGTATTCCGCCAGCTGCAGACGTATCAAACAACTTTATTCGTAAGTTCATTAACGGTGAGCCATACGCAATAGTTGCTGGTCCTCGTCGAGGAGTTGTATCAAACCCTAAATTTGTAGGAATGGAATATGACTTCTTGTTGAAAGACCGCGAGTACCTTGAGCCAATCGGACTTAACCCAATAGTTGTAGTACGTAATGTTGGTCCTATGATCTTTGCAAACCAAACGGCATACCAAAGAACGTTATCAGCATTTAACAACCTACACGTGAGAGACTTACTTATTACTATCGAGGACGCAGTTGCTGATATCCTACAAAACTATTTGTTTGAGTTCAACGACGCTGCAACACGTCTACAAATCCGCACACTAATCGAAACTTACCTAGATGTAGTAAGAAATGGTGGTGGAATCTACGACTACTCAGTAATTATGGATGAGTCAAATAACACTACTGAGATTATTGACCAAAACTTTGGTATCGTTGATATCGGTATCGAACCGGCACGTGGTCTACAGAAATTCATTAATCGTATCACAGTTCTTAAGACAGGAGCTATCTCTTCTGGAGGATTTGCCGCAGTCTAAGGTTGATATATAGTATAGAAAAATAAAAAACTAAAGAGTATGGCAGGCTTACCGCACTACAGAAATTCCAAG